AGCCAGAGCCATCGCCATAGCCATAGCCAGAGCCATAGCCAGAGCCAGAGCCAGAGCCATAGCCATAGCCATCGCCAGAGCCATAGCCAGAGCCATCGCCATAGCCAGAGCCATAGCCAGAGCCATAGCCAGAGCCATAGCCAGAGCCAGAGCCAGAGCCATAGCCATAGCCAGAGCCAGAGTATATACTAAGAAACTTTCTTATCTGTTCTTCCATACGGCTACCTCCTCAATGGATTTTATCGCTTCATCTGTACAAGGAATTATTTCTATAACCCCCAAAATAGAGATTATCGGTACAACTAATGTAAATTTACAATCATTAGGTCTTTTCGTTCCCTCAACAGCTAATTGGCTGATAGATGCAGCCCCATACCAACACCACAATCTTCGGCAGTCTGTCAATGTAACCTCACTACCATTTTTTTCTTTCAATACTCCGTAAAATACGCCCGCTCTGTCTGCTCTAATAATTACTTTTTTCCCAATCATAATTCTATATATTTAAAGATTAATAAATATTGGCTCCCTTCAACGCAACAATACGTGTTTAGCTTTCAGCGTGCCCGAATTTGACGGGAAGGGAGTATATAATAGTACCAGCGATAATGACGCCCAAACATCATACTTTAACGGTCAACGGACGATTTTCCGCGCTGATACATAGACTACTATTGTAGTATGTTCATTAACTTAATCACGCTGCTGCCTTATGCTCGTATTCACCTCTCAATGAACAGTCTTCGCAATCGGTTGCTTGCACGCTATACATCGCCTCAGCTATGTGTATATATAGATATACTGCTTATTAGCGCAGGCTAATTTTACGTGCCCTGAACACGACTTCATTTTTGAGGGTTAAGTCTCCCATCCCGAATGTTTGGCTCATCGGTTTCGCCTATAATGCTCCCTCTGCACGACTCGAACGTGCGACCTTCGCTAACCGGAAATTACCGGATACTAAACCTTCGAACAAGTAACCATAGCGATGCTCTGCCTGGCTGAGCTAAGAGGAAGGAGCGTTGTTCACACAACGCGGTTTCTTTCTATAAACCTTTCAATGCTTTTCAAGTCGTACCAAATGGTACGGTTATTATATTTAGAAAATGATATTTCGGCATTGTTCCTTAGTTTTTCCAACAGTTTATCACTGCATCCTAAGTATGCCATTGCTTCCTTAGCGGAGAGCCATAGTTTGTTGACCGGCTCTACCTTTCCTACAGATTTCGTTCTTCCCATAACCTACCAACTTAGACTGTCGTAATATTCTTTGTTATTTAAATAAGTCTTTACGATTTGAGTATCGCTACAACCTTCGCCGAGAGAATCTACAATAACATTGTAAGCCGTTTCCGTCATGTTGTATATGACTTCCTGATTATAATCTGATTTACCTGCGATGCCGAGAAGGAATAAGAAGCCGATAAATCCTATTGCAAACATGGCTGTCTGTTTTGATATTCTGTTGATATTCATAATGATATTATTTAAGTCGTTTTACTATCAACCCTTCAGGGCAGCTTGTCGAATAAAAGCTATATCCGTTTTTAGATAGTCTGGACATGGTAGAGCGGGCTACATTGGGTTTTATATGCTTGTCCTTTATAATTACTGTGTCACCGACTTTTATACTTTTTAATGTGTCGGATGGAGATATTTTCTTTACTGCTATTGTCTTGATGTCATTCATATTTATGTGCTAATTGTATTAATCACCCACGAAACAAGAGCCAAAACGCCCTCTGTTGTTAGAAGTATAATAGACGGAAGCCGGAGCATTGAAATTATCATAGGCGCTTCTTTTTGCCGGCTTATAGCCTTCATTCTCCTTTCTCAATCTATTAGTGAACGCTTTATCGTCAGCAGACTTATAGTCTACCATATTGGCTATTTCCTCTTTTACGCGGACAGAAAACTTTGCCATCTTCCATGACTTTTTCAAGCTTTCAGACCAGGTGTATTTTCCGGTCTTGTAGAAGTTGTGAGCCTTTTTCATTATGTCTGATAAATCGTACTTCATATTTGCTTTCTTTATTTATTTTCTTATCTTTGTATTTACTTTAAAAAATAACGTTGTTGATTAACAACAGTGCAAAGATACTATCTATTTTAGAAAGCACAAAGAAATACTTTCTTTTTTAGTTAGTATTTTATATGTTATAAAACATGTTTTATATAAAACTCTGATTAATATATTGTTATGAGTAAGTATAGAAATACAATAACACTAATATTGTCTGCAATATCTATCATGGTATCTGTGGCGGCTCTATGTAGAACATATCCGCATACCTCTGATTTGGGAATGGACTATCAAGGGGTGATAGTGGGGATATTAGCGTTGCTGGTTACGGCTGTCATCGGTTTGAACATTTATACCCTTGTAGATTTCAAAAGAGCCACCAAAGAGGTTGAAGCATTGAAGAGGAAATTACATACGGACTCTAACACTAATCTTGCATTGGGGTTCAATAGCGCGTTTATGATTTATCACTATCTATCCACCGGAAAGTCTCCATTAGGTCTTGATTATGAACTTATCAGAAGCGGATTGCTCTGCCTTAAATATCTATCAGAAACAGATAATATTGAAGCATGCAATGCTATCGTGAAAAACATAAAACTAAGCATGCAAGAATTAAAGACAATAGAGATAACGAAACAGCAAAAAGAAGAGCTAGTCTCTCTGATTCTTGACATAAAGAATCACCGTTTGATAGATGGTTTTCAGGATGTAGTTCATCTCGTTTCTTGTATAGTTCCCGAAGTTCGGCATCCTCTACCTTGTGGAGTATCATAGCGCACTCCCTCAGCTCTTCCAATTCTTTTGGAGTATATCTTACCGCTCTATGAGAGAGGAAATTGCTGGTCTGTTTAGTTATACGGTTTTTCTGTTTTGGCATCTTTTTCATAATTCGTTCTTTGAAATGTTGTACAATCGGTTATTAATGAGACATCTTATGTATGTTCCTATGGCAGCTTTCACAGACAACAAGAACATCAGAAGGTAGATATTCCCATGCAAATCTATTGCTGATGTATTTTACATGGTGTATATTTAACTTTTTCTCTTTGCCGCAAATTTCACATTTTCTACCTCTTACGGTGAATATAAATTCTCTGTATGACTTCCATTGAGGCGTTTCTAATTGGTCATAATACGGACTTTTCTGTTGGAGCCATTCATTTTTGTAGTTTCTGAGTTTTGTTGCTTCAATAGCTGGCAAAAGACCTTCTTTACGTTTTTTCTCAGTAAGGAAACTGTTTGCAACATTCACGATAGTGGAGATTGATGTAACCTTTTCTCCTTTTGTTGTTAACCAATTCTTTTTGTTCCAATATTCTATAACTTGTTCTGTTGTTATCAAATATGGTTTCTTTCTTGAAGTAAGAAATACATCTATATCATTCTTCTTAAACTGAGTATTTACATTAAGTATATCATTCATATTATATGTTTTATGTTAACTTATAAATTACCAGGTTTGAAGGAACGTTGATTTTTGAGTGAATCATCCCCTTACCCGTAGAGAGCGGTTCCTCTCTAACGGTTCAGGGATAATTCGATGGTAAATCACCAGTATAAGTTAGGTATCGACCCCATCGGCTCTGAATTGGGTGCTTCCAATCTCGGCTTTCAGCTTTTACAGAGTTGGTTATCTCGTAACCTGCACCTGCGCACCAGTCTGCTTATTTCAATCGACTGCCTTCTTTCGTGCATCCCCTCACGGGCTTTCACCGTGAAGCTTCGGAAGGTTGTTTTAAATCTGTTATTGGTCGAACGTATTTTCCCCGATAGCCCTCCGCAGTAGCTCGTAAAGCGGAAACAATAACCGATTGTACTTTATAAAATAAAAAAATCCGTTGCTAAAGTAGAGCGGCAACGGATTTTCATATAGAAAAGCCCACGTTAGGGCGATTGTTTAATCATGTGTCTGTTGCCGCTCTACTTGCAACGGATGCAAAGATACTATCTAAAATGGAAAGTAAAAATAAAAACGAAGCAAATCTTAGTGATTTAACAAAAAGATTTCTAGAAGAAGTCGAAAGGATGGGAGTATCTTTCTATAATATAGCGAAGAGCACTGGGGTTAAAGAGGCTATGTTCACTAAAATAAAAAGGGGGATACAAGAGCCAAGCAAGAAGTTCTTATCTAAGTTTGCAGAATGTTTTCCAGATGCAAATATGAAATATATCTATTTGGGCAATGAAAAAAATAATGCCGAACATGATATTAATAATGAAGCGTTTAATGATTATACTTATCGTTTTTTAGAGACGATAGAAAAGTTGGAACTTACCGATTATAAGGTGTGGAACACTTTAGAAAATTTATCAAAGGCCACCATGTCTAAAATAAGACGTGGAATATGCGGTGTGTCTATGAACACGTTGCAAGAGTTTTGTCAAATGTATAAAGTCAACGCCAACTACATCCTCACCGGCAAAGGTCCAATGTTCCTTGACAATGAAACTTCACATTCGTCTTTGTCTGAAAAAGATGTAGAAGATTTGCCATCTCCGGAAACTGCTGAATACTGGAAGCGAATGTATGAAACGACAGTAGTCATGTATGAAGCGCAATTTGAGGATTTACAAAGGCGATTTAACGCTCTGAACAAATCTGTGGAAGAAATACAAGACCTATTCAGTGTGAGAAGAAAGGCTGTTTAATATAACATGTTTTGAAATAAAACTTTTTCAATATAAAATTTGTTGATATTTTATTTCGACAAGACACAATTTATTAATTTGAAATATAATGAATGAAAATGTAAATCTAATGATGAAGCACATGCTCCGTCTTGCAGAAGCGTATGAAAAATTACTTAAAGAAGTTGTACAACTGAGACAAGAAGTCGCAATACTGAAAGGCGGAAAGGTAAAGGAAAAGAAAATTTATAATATGAAGATTTTAGGCAGTCAGGTTGGCGGAAGTTGATACAAAAAGCGGAAATGTGCTTCATCATTTGGTTTATGTAAAATAGAATAAACAAATAGTTTATTTACCCCGCCCGCCGTATTACTGGCGGGGTATCATAACGTAAATGTTGTTATTTATAATTAGTCTAAATTATAAATAAATCTGTCTCACATTTTGGTTACATCCTTATTTATGTCTTATTTTGTAGCGAAATATTGTATTACGAAGCATAATACAAAAATAGTGCTGTAATTGTGATGTTATTAACAATGTTTATAGCGTTGTTAATGGTGTTGTGTTTAAGATATGTTGTTCGTTCGTTCTTTCTTATATTATAGTATCATAGTATCAAAAGGATATGGGAAGTGTTATAGAAAACAAGAAAGTTAATGTTATTACAAAAAATCGTCAGGTAAAAACTAAAGGCGATAGGTTAGGATGGACTTTAAGGAGTGAAGTTAAGCATGTTCCTTTACGCGGAGTAGTTGGTAGAGGAAGAATTGTTAGTGAAACGTGCTGTTTTATTTCAACCACTGCAAAAATGATTATGTAAATGTTCGATAGGGTACAGCCGTTTGAATTAAAATATATACAGAAAGCGTCTCCTAAAGAGGGGGACGCTTTTGATTTCTCGTTAATATATAAATTTTATACGGACAAGACGGAAGAGTATCAGAGATTAAAATATATCATCCGAGCAGAATCTTATGATGATGTTTTTGCAATAAAATTCTATGCTGCAAGAGATAGGAAATTAGATAATAAATATAATAGGATTATTAAAGTTCACGGCTACAAGGGAGCAATGGGAATATTTATTACCTGTGCTTCAGTAATTCCTATGATAATCAAAAAATATCCTAATGCTTCTTTTGCTGTAAATGGAGCAGAAAGTATGGATATGGAAAGTGACAAAGTGGAAGGGAGAGTAAACAATCAAAGATTCAAAATATATAAAAATATAGCTTTGAACTTATTCGGAAGGAAAATGTTTGAACACATTGAATATAAGAATGTAAGCTCCTACATTCTTGTAAATAGGAAGAGTTGCCAAGATGTTCAAGAGAAGGCGGAATGTATTAAAGAAATGTTTTTTAGCAGAGGATTTGAAGGGTAGAATTAGCATTGTTGAATAGGGTTAAAAATAGAATGTATGCAAAATGTATGCAAATTGTTTTTGTATGTAAAATAAATATTTGATATATAGTATTATAGATGCACTAAAAAAGAGCTTCCCAAGCTGAGGGTCACGAGTTCGAGCCTCGCTTGCCGCTCTTTTGAGTATGAGGCAGTTGCATCACAGCGGCTGCCTTTTTTTAAATTGGTTAAATTTTAAAAACGAAATAGAATGGCAGTAGAATTGAAAGACCTTACCAAACGTAGTGAGAATTATTCTCAGTGGTACAACGAGTTGGTGGTGAAGGCCGATTTGGCAGAGCAGTCGGCTGTGCGCGGATGTATGGTAATCAAGCCTTACGGATACGCAATCTGGGAGAAGATGCAGCGTCAGTTGGACGATATGTTCAAGGAAACAGGACACGTAAACGCTTATTTCCCCTTACTTATTCCGAAATCATTCCTCAGTCGCGAAGCGGAACACGTGGAAGGCTTTGCCAAAGAGTGTGCCGTAGTGACGCACTATCGTTTGAAGAACGACCCGAATGGCGGCGGCGTAGTGGTAGACCCCACTGCAAAGCTGGAAGAGGAACTTATCATCCGCCCTACTTCGGAAACCATCATTTGGAATACCTATAAGAACTGGATTAACTCTTACCGCGACCTGCCTATCCTGTGCAACCAATGGGCAAACGTATTCCGTTGGGAAATGCGTACCCGTCTGTTCCTGCGTACCGCAGAGTTCTTGTGGCAGGAAGGCCACACGGCTCACGCCACTCGCGAAGAAGCCGAAGAGGAAGCAGTGCGTATGCTGAACGTGTACAGCGAATTTGCCGAGAAGTACATGGCAGTGCCTGTTGTCAAAGGTGTGAAGTCGGCCAACGAACGCTTCGCCGGCGCTCTCAACACCTATACCATTGAAGCGATGATGCAGGATGGCAAAGCTTTGCAGAGTGGTACTTCACACTTCTTGGGACAGAACTTCGCCAAAGCTTTCGACGTGCAGTTCGTAAACAAGGAAAACAAACTGGAATACGTATGGGCCACTTCTTGGGGAGTATCTACCCGCTTGATGGGTGCGCTTATCATGACACATTCCGATGACAACGGTCTGGTGCTTCCGCCGCACTTGGCTCCGATACAGGTGGTTATCGTACCTATCTACAAGAATGCCGAAATGCTTGCCAAGATTGACGAGAAGGTGGCAGGCATCGTAGCCAAACTAAAAGCAATGGGCATCTCTGTGAAGTACGACAATGCCGACAACAAACGTCCGGGCTTCAAGTTTGCCGATTACGAGGTGAAAGGTGTACCTGTCCGCCTGGTTATGGGTGGCCGCGACTTGGAGAACAATACAATGGAAGTGATGCGCCGCGATACGCTGGAAAAAGAAACCCGCTCTTGCGACGGTATCGAGGAATACGTAAAAGACCTGCTTGAGGAAATCCAGGCGAATATTTATAAGAAAGCATTGGATTATCGCAACAGCCGTATCACTACGGTGGACAGCTATGACGAGTTCAAAGAAAAAATTGAAGAAGGCGGCTTTATTTTGGCTCATTGGGACGGAACGACCGAAACTGAGGAGAAGATTAAGGAAGAGACCAAAGCCACTATCCGCTGTATTCCGTTTGATTCTTTCGTACCGGGTGACAAGGAGCCGGGCAAATGTATGGTTACGGGCAAGCCGTCTGCCTGCCGCGTGATATTTGCACGTTCCTATTAATAAGGATATTTTTCACTTTGCTGGATGAAGCTTTTTTCATAGTAACCTGTGACGAAGTTTCTTTCCTTTTCAAGAGTATTCGGCAGATGTTTTAAAAAATAAGATGGCATATGAAATGATTATAATTAGTCATTTTCATATGCCATTTTTCTTTGTGGAAAATATTCTATGTTATACGCTAATTCTTATTAGTCCTTCTGAAAAATCTTCTTAATGATTGTGTAGTTGTCTAAGTTTGACTACTTTTGCTCTCCTATAAATGGAGGCGGCTATGAAAGA